GGTTTGTTGTCTGCACCTTGCTGACCAAATCTAATTAGCTTTACCTTATCGCCCTGCTTAGCCAAAACAGCATGACTCTTTGTAGGGTGGTTTCTGGTTCGCTTGGGCTTGTTGTAACCCTCAAACCTTTCGCCTCTGTAAGTAATAGCCATATTAACTCCAAAAAGATAAGCCCCCACCTAAGCAGGGGCTATCATAATTATGCTAGAGAAGACTCTACGTGTAGTTCTACACCATAGTCATCATCTAACTCAGCAACACCATAGATAGCAGTAGCAACTAACTCAGTGCCTCTGCGTGTAGCGTTACGTTGTGTCTCAAGGTTGAACTCAGACTTAATAGCAATAGCTAGTGCTTCTGGGGCAAATACAGCACCTTTAGAAGCATCGCTTGCAATCGCAACATTTGAAGACTCATAAACGTCAACACCTGCAATAGAGCCAACATAGCCATTACGCATTGCCGCGTTCTGAACATCGCCACCGTTAGGGTTAGCAAAAGTGTTAGTTAGGTTAGCTTTCATGTTGTAAGCCGCTAGTGGGTTAACAACACAAGCAAGAGAACCTGTAACGCCTCTGTTACGCAAAGTAGCAACTGCTTTGAAAATATGCTCAGCCGTAAATTCAGTAGTTGCGCCACCAATAGATGTACTAAAGCCATCAAACAACTCAATCAAGTCTTTGTCAATTTTAGTAGCGATAGCGTTACCTAGAACAGTGCCTAGTTCATCAGCAGGGTTGCCTGCGCCCATAGCCGCAAGGTCAGTTAGAAGAACGCTGTTACCTACTTCTGCAACTGTTACAGCTACAGATGAAGTTGATACGTCAGTATCAGATGGAGCAGTGCCTTCTGTTAAATCAGCCGCAGTTACAGCAGGGTATTTAGGCACTTGGATAGTTTTACCCGCCTGACCTGCAATGTTGTACTTAGTAACAAGACCCATCATTAGGGATTGTTCTTCAGCAGTGAATCGGGCTTGAGCCACGATATTGACAAATAGATCGTCTAAAGTTGTGCTAGTTGTAGCCATTTTAAATTACCTCAAAAAATAGAAAGAATAAAAGTTAATTGGTCTTCCTCTTCATAGCGGCATAGGCTTCTTTGCCACCACTATTCCAATTCTCGACCATCCATTCCACCGATTGAGGCTTCGGAGTAGAGCCACCTGCGTTCCCCATACTACCTGCACCGCCACCAGAGGCGCGCACAAAGTGTGGGTTAGCAGTCAAAAATTCTGTAACCATCTCATCGACAGATAACAGATCACCTTTATCATTGTAACGCGGTGTTCCGTTATTATCTACAATCTCGACAACACCATCTTCATTAAGTCTGGTCTTGCCTTTTAGGAGTTGTGTTACCTGAGCCGTATCAACTGCGTTGTTGCGACTAGCCGCACTGGTTAACTGTCCATCAATTAACGTCTCTTGCAGTCTAGTTTTATAACTGTTGATAACAGCATCTTTCTTTTCGACTGTTTGCTTCAAGATAGAATCAAACTCTCCGCGCTGTTTCTGCTGCTCTAGTTCAGCTTGCTCACGTTGTTCAAGTAACTCCCTAGCTTCGTCTAGGTTTATACCGCCCAACTTTTTATCAAACTTGCGCTGTTCTCTAGCAATCCGATCAGCTACGATACGGTCTAGTTCTTCTTGTGAAAACGTCTTTGCCTGAGTTGTTTCTGTTGCCACTGTCTCAGTTACAGCTTCATCTACGGTTTCCATGATTTCATCGCTCATGTTACGAACCTCACTAAGAGTAATTGGTGAATCGTTAGTTTAACACAAGTTATTTCTTTGTCTTGCGTTTCTTTTTCTTTGGTGGTCTTCCGACCTTGCTTCCGTATGTTCCTGCACCCTTTGGCATAGTCTTTACCTCTTAATCAAAAACTGGTCGCCAGTGGTGACCACAATTATAGCCACCTCTAACTACAAATGGATTGCCCTCGATTTTGCCCGCCCAACTGCCAGACCAAATCTCATATATTTCTTCTTCTGTATAAACCTTGCCTTTATGTTCTATACAGTGCGGTCTTGATTCTTCAACTAAACGACCAAAATACTTCCACTTTGTTGCGCCAGATGCCTTACCTATTGCGACATTAACATTAGCATCAAACTGCATTAACGAATCATGCACCTGCTGTTTAGCATATCTAGCCATGCCACCGCCAACTGCTTGCTGTACTGCGGCAACACTAGCGGCAAATGTAGTGCCTGTTAGAGTGCTTTCATAAACCTGCTTCGCTATTACGTCTAAGTATTCGTTGCCTATATCAGCAAAGCCTTG